CACTACTATTAGTTTAACTGGTATTGTCCCAGTAGCAAATGGAGGCACGAATTTTAATACATACACAGTTGGAGATATTTTATATTGTGATACTTCTAATACATTATCCAAATTACCAATAGGAACAACGGGTCAATTATTATCAGTAGCAAGTGGCAAACCTTCGTGGGGAACTTTTACTGGGGGAACTAAATGGTCTGTTTTTACTTACACTTATGGGGGTCAATCACAAGAAGTCATTTATCCTACCACTTCAACTCAAAGAGTAGCAATTGGATACACTACTAATCCAGACGATAGAAGATTATATGTAAATGGAGATATGGAAGCAGACCTTATATTTTGCGACGAAATGAAAAATCAAAATGGGGCAAATTTGGTTCAACAAAATGCTTCTGGTTATACTATGTTCGGGCACGACGCTGGTGATATGTATTTAAAATGCGACGACCATTTTTACTTACGACAAAATGGTAATACCACAAGTATGTTAATTAAAAATAATGGAGGGACTGCTTCAAGTGGGACTAATCGGGCAACAGACGGGATATATTTGTATTTAGAATATTTTTGTGCTAATATTAGTTCTCATTTTAATCCTAATGGTGGGAGAGCAATTGGTTTTACAAGTTATTTAAATGGTTCTTATGTTAATAATAATTTTCCGTGTATAGCAACTCAATATGTTAATCTTTATATATCAGTTGATAATGATAGTATGGTTAGTGGAGACCGAAGTGGTGCTTACTACTCTGCCTACTTTAACAGATATGGTTTAAATGGTGGGAGCGACGGTAGATTGAAAAAAGATGTAGAAACAATAACTAACGCTATGGATATAATAAGACAATTAAGAGGAGTTTATTTTGAATGGAATGATAGACCACCAGAAGCAACGAGACAAACTGGATTTATAGCACAAGAAGTAAATGAAGTTTTCCCAGAAATAGGAGATTATGATAGTGGAACTGATAAATGGGCGTTGCGATATGAAAAAATTGCTGGTTTATATGCTGAAGGTTTCAAAGAATTAGATAAAGAAAATACAGAATTAAAAGAAAAAGTATCTACATTAGAAACAGAAGTGGAAACATTAAAAACTTTAATGAATACATTAATTAATTCTGCCTCATTCAAAAGTTTCAAGGATAGTGTAAAATAAAAAAAAGCGTAATTATCGTAATTAGTGTAATAATTACAGAAATTACGGAAATTACACATTTTTCAAAAAGTCTTCTATATTCATTTCATCATTAACATTTTCTTTTTTTTCTTCTAAATATATTTCTTTATTTAGATTTTTAATTGTTTCATTATAATGCCACGAAACCATACAAGTGACTAATTTATCATCTGCCCATTCATATTTTTTAGTATATAATTCTTTTAATTGTTTTAATAATTCTTTTTTATCTTCGGGATAAACAAATGAATCGTCTACCATATCTAATTTTTTCGGTTTAATTTCTTTTAAAAGTTCGGGATTTAATTTCTCCATTTATATTTTAATATAAGAAAAAAAATATAAAATTAAAATGTAATTAATTATTATAATGCCGAAAAAAAAAACAAATAGCGATTTAATTGATACATTTATTGAAAAATATAAAAAAGAAAAAAATGTATCTGAAGGAACTATAACAACTTATAAAAATATAGGAAAATCACTCCCATTTAATTTAATGAGTTCTCAACCTACAATCATTAAAAAATTAAAAGATTTATATAGTAATCCAAATACACTCCAACTATATCTTAATATGATTATATTAGTTAGAAGAGAAAATGGTGAAGAAACTGATAAACTAATTAAATTAAGAAATAGTTTAAGAGAAGAAATCCAAAAAATGCGTAAAGAGAACTTAACAAAATTAGATGATAAACTACCAAGTGTCGAACACATTAATAATGAATTAGAAAAATTAAAAGGTCAAAAATATATTATTAATTATCTAATGATTAATCACGCTTTAAGAAATAAAGATATTAATTTAAAAATGGTTAATTCAATACCAGAAAATGGTGAAGAAAATTATATATTAATAAAAAATAATAAAAAAGTAAAATTATATATAACTGATTATAAAACAGAAAAGAAACACGGCGATAAAGAAATAATTATTAATAATTCAAAGTTCATTAAAGAATTAAAAAGTTTAGATCTAAATAATGGTGATTATTTAATCCCTATGAAAAATGGAGATAAAATAAAAAATATAACAACATTTAATGATAAAATATTAAGAATGACAATTGATAATTTAGGACAAAATAAACTGGTAAAAATAATAATTAAAGAATTATTAAATAATAAAGATTTTAAAAAATTAGAAACATTATCAGAAAATAGAGGAACAAGTATGGCAGTGTTATTAAAATCATATAATTTACATAATGGAGAAGATTAACTATAAATAAATAAAATATATATTATAATAGTATATGACTTCTGTATTGTGTAGGATTGGAGGTAAGAAAGGTAAATTAAAAGAAATGATAATAAAAAGAATGCCAGTTGATTTTGATTTATATGTTGAACCATTTGTCGGTTCTGGTGGTATTTATTTTGGTGCTGATTTAAAAAATAAAAAATCAATATTAAATGATACTGATAAAGATGTAATGGATTTATATAGAATAATGAAAAATGGATTTACTATGAAAGAATATAATATCCCTCAACAAGTAGAACCACAAACACGATTTGCTCACGCTACTCATACAAATCCAACTGATAAATTATTATCTCTTATTATGTTAGGTTGTGCTTCATTTGGAGGTATTGGTAGAAAAAATAATAATAAAATGTATAAACCTATGTCAAGTAATAATATTAAAAGGAAATTAAATCACGCTATGAATAATAAAGAATATTTAAAAAATACAAGATTATTTAATACTGATTATAAAAATATAATTAAAAAGTTTGATTCACCTAAAACATTCTTTTATTTTGATCCGCCTTATGAATCCTCTAAAAAATTATATACAACAAAAAAACAATCTGCTGACGAGTTTAATCACGAAGAAATGGCAAGAGTATTAAAAGGAATAAAAGGAAAGTTTATTTTATCCATAAATAATAGTTCAAGAATAAGAGATTTATTTAAAGGTTTTAAACAGACTCGTGTATTTGTTAAAGGCGGTTCTCACCATAGTAAAGGAGATATAAATACAATTGGATATGATAGAGATGAATTATTAATATCAAATTATTAAAAATAAAGTAAATTGGAGGTTATACTGATAAAAAACTGATAAAAAACCGTAAAATGCCGTTATTTAAACCATTATAATTTAAATTATAATGTAAAAAAAAATGAATAAAAGCAGTAGTAGAACCAGTATAACCTCCACAGAACTTTTTAAAAAGTGTAATTTTCGTAATTTTCGTAATTAATTACATAAATTACATAAATTACGATATTTTGAAATTGTATTATAGATTTACATAGCAACAGACCAAGTGCCAGTTGGTGAAACAGACCAGAATGCTTCAACAAGAGAGAATGTGATAATTTCTTTATCTCCCGCTGCCATCGCTGCTTTGGAGATTTCTAATACATTTGGAGAACTATTTTGAGCGGTATTCATACCAACCATTCTTAATGATTCGTCATCGAACTTTTTAAGGTCGACTGCCATAATACCTTTTGCTACAGTAGTGGCGATAGGAGCAACATTAGAATATGTAGCAGATAAACCACAGAACTGCTCAAGAGTGACTGAAGAATCACAATATTTATCTCCGTGTTGGGCGAGTGCTTTTGTTGCTTCTTCATAAGCACGACCGACATTGCGACCATCAGTGGCGACATTGAGGTCAACACCAGATCTGGGATATGATTCACCATTTATTTTATACTCGTACTTTGATAAAGTACCAGTAGCATCTCCCAATAAGAAACCAGTATTAGAATATGTGGCGAGTGTTGAATCAGCAGTCGCTTCTCGTAGAATAGATACGAGTGCTTTACAAGATAAAGAGCGATCATTAATTTGAACCGATTGAGAATCACTGGCAGCATTAGAGATACTATTAACATAAGTCTTACACGTATCTCCACCAATTAAAATACCAGATTGTCCCATCATAGTTCTATACATAGATAAGACATCTCCATTTAAAACTGTATAACAAGGAGCATAAAAGCGTGGAGTATTTATGACCCACGTTGGAGCACCAGTATGTGTGACAATAGCACCATTATTTTGTTTTACTCTTAAAACTAAATCTATTTCTGATGAACCCATAGGGATAGCAAATCCTTTATGATTTTTTAATAGACCAGATTCTAATTCAATACAGAATATTTTAGAATGTCCAGACCCGACTGTAATTCCTAAACTGGAGAGAGCAGTTTGGATTTGGACGTTGGCGGTGAGAGCAGTGCCATTTGCTTGTTGCCATACTGTTCCTAAATTACCAGCATTAACATTGCCTCTATTAATATGTTTAGCATCTCCACCTTGATAAAACTTTTTTAAATTAGAATAGACAGCGTATCTATCTAATCTTTCTAAAATCTGACCATTAGATTCGAGTGAGATTCTATCAAAGAATGAACCAGCGTGACCATCAATATGAAAGAGAGCAGTTGCTCCTTGAACTTCAAAATATAAATAATGTTTGCCTCCATCTAAAAAGGCATTACCAGCAGAGATTTTAATTCTTATTTCATTAGCACCATCATTTTTAAAATTGGCACTACCATTTACCGAGTCCCATCGGCGGAGAGTTGATTCTGCTTCGACAGCGTTGACACCTTGACGAGCATAGAGCATAGATTTTGGAAGACTATCTGACATTTTTATAATATTATATGAGAAAATAATTATATAATTATATTTTAATTTAATTTAATTAAAAAAATAATATATTAATATATGAAAGTATTGAAAAATAAAATATTACATTCGATACCAGTTATGACCCAAAAGATAGATTCAACAGACGATTTACCCTACATACCAACAGACCCTTTACCAAAGTCTAAATCTAATGCTTTTTATATAGTTGGTCACGCTGGTTCTGGTAAAAGTTCATTAATGATGGCATTATTAACTTCTCGTCCAACGAAAAAAAATAAAGATAAACCTCGTTTCTTTTACAGATGGTACGACCGCATCTACCTTATTTCTCCCTCAAACAGTACGCTCGATTTAGATAAATTAAAATTAAATGAGAATAGAATATATGATAAATATACAGATGAACTAATGACTGAAATAATTGAAACAGAAAAAGAAGGAGATAATTTAAATAATTTAGTTTTGCTTGACGATTCTATTAGAGATATTACTAAATCTAAAATAATGAATAAATTAATCTTAAATCGTAGACACGCTACTCACAATAAATCAAAAGAAAATACTTCTGGATTAAGTGTTTGGATTTTATCACAGAAATATAATATGTTGCCATTATCATTTAGATCTAATATGTCTGATATTATTCTATTTAAAACAGAGAATAGAAAAGAATTAAATGCTATTAAAGATGAATTAATGTCTGATTTAACACCAGAAGAACAGAATGCTGTATTAAAAGAAGTATGGAGTAAGAAATATGGATTTTTATATATTAAAGCAAATAATCCTAAAAAAGACAGATATTATTCAAAGTTCGATAAAATTGTTTTCGATGAACCAGAAGAAGAAAAAGAAAATGATAATACAAAAGAAGAATAAAAAAAAAGCGTAATTTTCGTAATTTCTGTAATTATTACACTAATTACGATAATTACTATTTTTTTAAATTATATTTAATTCATATCTTCTAAAAATGATATTTGTAAAACACAACTGAATGGTGTATCATTTGTCGTATAATTATTTGCGATGTCTAAACCAGCAGTGCTTTTATTTTGATATATTCTGGTTAAAGTTATTTCTGGAGGGAGTTCTGGACAAGTTAAAATTGGACTACTAACTGCCGAAAAACTAACTGCTGTCGTAGTATTAGAAGGGACAGATGCCATTCCTAAAACTATGGGTTGACTATATTGTTGTTGAGCATCAAAACCTAAAACAGATAATCCATCTGCTCTTAAACCGACTATATTACCATAATCTGGTACGACTCTGTTTCCATTACTATGTTCTAATTGAATAAATCCAGAAATAACCTCAATTTTACATTTACCTTTTGAAATTAAAGAAGCGGGGATTTTTATTGTAGCAGAGGATTTATCAGTAGAGGTAGTGACTAATTGAGCATCTAATCCAGTATTTGCTATTCTTAAAATGTAAGTATCTGTTTTATTACACATTTATATTATATTAATATATATTATTTTTTTTAATTTTTTATTTATTCTTAATATTAATTTTATTATAATCCCGCTTTACCCATTAAATAACTTGCCTCTCCCGCCATTCCACCAACTCCAATTCCTATTACTGTCCCCATTCCAAATGTAAATGGATCAAAGGCAGTCCCGATTGCTCCTCCAGTAGCAGCAGCAGTTCCAGCAGCGACTAACATTCCCGTGGCAGCAGCAGCACCTCCAGCGGCAGCACCCGAGATTGCCGAATTAACTGGTTCTGATACACCCTTTTTATCGAGTGCTTTATAAGTTTCTCCTCCAACAATTCCTCCAACTGCTCCAGCAGTGAGAACTGGGGCAGCGATTTCAAAAGATAAAGCAGAACCAGCAGAACCCGCCAGACCCGCAATTCCTAATTCAGTTAAAAATCCACTCGTAGCACCTCCAACTGCTTCTCTTTCTGTATTATTTAAATGAACTACTGGGTCGGCAAAGTTTAATGCTTTATCTGTTAATTTTGATGCGTAATAACCTAATAAAAAATTAGTAGGTGAGGCAGCACGAATGAAATCATTAGTGACTGACCTTTTAACTCCCACTGTTTCTCCGTCTGGTATTGATGTATAATTATCGGCATCATTAATAGCATCGGTATGTTCTTGTGTATATTGTTTAATTTGTTCTTCTCTTCCATTTGGTGAATCTTCAATCATAAAATGTCTTTCTTTTTCATTTAAACCAAAATCAGAGACTTCTGTATCTGGTAAAGTATCAAAATGATTTATCTCTTCTTGAGAAAATTGTCCGCCCATTTCTTCCCATAATTTATGAAACTTTGATCCTCTATTAAATCTATTAGATTTTAATTTTGGTTGACCATTTATAATCTCTGTATCTGAACCTTGTCTGGATTGAAATTTATGTAAAAAATCTGTATAATTAATAGGTTTTCCTATTGAACCAGTAAATGGTTCTCCCATAACAAAATCTAATGGAGTTGAACTCCGTTCATCTGGGGGGACTAATGGATCTGGTCTTTGTAATAATGGGTCTGGTTCTGGCATCATTATTTTTTTAGGTTTTGGTAATAATTCATTTAATATATCTTTATGAGATCTGTTTTCACCAGTATCACCAATTCGTGATTTCCATTCTTGTGATTCTTTTCCTTGTATTTCATTTATTTCTTTTAAACGATTATTTAATTCTTCTTTTTCACCTTCTAAATTATTTTTCTTTATTACTGATGCTCTAAATCTTGCTTCAGCAGAAGTTCCTTTTACATCTTCCAAAGTAAAATGTTTTTGTAATAATTCGTGTTGTGGTAATTCTTCATTAATATCATTTAAGTTTTGATTTATTTCTTCAATTTCTTTTGAATAATCTTTTTTACTTTTTATTTGATCTGGGTTTTTATTTTTTACTTTTTTATTTGTATTTCTTATTTTTTCCTTATTATATCTCTTATCATATCCTATAACATTTTCTGGTACTAACTCCCTCATCGCCTTGCCCGAAGCATAATCCATTGGGTCATTGCCTTCCATTAATGCTCCCATAACATCTTCTGCTTCTCTTGAATATGATGCTGGTAGTGGTTTAAGCATTTCTTCTCTAAATCCCAGTCCACTTGCTCGAGAACTTGGTAAAAGTGTGATTCCACTTTCCCACGTGCTTTTTGGCATAACTTGGTGGTCTAAAAAAGGGTCAGTTCCAGAATGAGATGCTTGTTTTGTTCTCACTAATGGGTCAGCAGTTGGTGCTTCTTCATTACTCGTTGCTCTTATAATTCCTTTTCCATTCCCTTCTAAATATGATGCCATATCTCTTACTAATTCTGATTCACCTTTTCTCTTCCCCGTCGTAGATACTTTTTCTAAATGGTCATTTAATTGTGAGTGAGTTGCTCTTCCTTCATTATCTAAAAAATTACTATGTTTATGTGCTTCTCTTACATCTAATGATATTTTTTTAGGCAATATTGATTTTACATCCCAATTATCAGCATTACTTAATAATCCTTTAAAACCGACCATAGTTGAGGGTAAATCTTCTGTTGTTCTATTTATCTCGTGTTTTGTTGATGTTTTTCCCTTATTTACAGCATTCATAGTTATTAATGGATTAAAGGTTGTTGATTTTGGTATTCCCAGAGCATCACTAACATAAATCGCTTTTGCTCCGCCTAAACTGAAACCTAACATCTCACTAACATTTTCTTTTCCATATTTATTTATTGCTGATTTACCTACTTCTTCTGCTTTCACGAACTCTGGATTAGCAGATTCATTTCCACCAATCGCCATAGCATCTGCGAGTAAATCTCTCGCATTTGTTAATTGTGTGCCTCGTGCTGATAGTTTAACATCATTATCTGCTGGGTTATGTAAGACTAATGTTTCAGTATCAGATAAATCTCTATCTATATTATATGGTATATTATTATTATCCAGATAATCTTGAGCAGTATCAAAATCATTTACATTTGCTATTTTCGATGCTTGAACCATTCGTGCCTTCATTAGTGTTGCTTCATCTAATTCCTCCATTGTGGGAGTGACGACTTTTGTTAAATTAAAGTTTTGTAGTGATTCTGTTTGTTCCTCTTTTGCTTTCTTTTTTAAATCTTTTGTTTCTTTTTTTATTTTTTCTTTAATTTCTTTCTTTTCTTTTGGACTGATTTTTGAAGAAGAAGTTTCTAATAAAGTTAATAAATACTCTATATATTTTATTTTATTACTATATTTTATTCGTTGTCTTAAAGGTAGACCATATAAAATATTTGAAAGTGTCTGCTCTTCTCTCTGAATAAAATCGTTCATTGAAGACATTACAATATATATAATAGTAATAAAATAAAATAGAAAATAAAAAAATATGTTTATATTATAATGAGTTATTCACCAACAATTCAACCTAAAAGAAGCACCATACTACACGTAAGGAGTAAAGATGCTTTACAATTAGCGGATGGATATAATTCTAATTTTAATGTTAGTCTTCAACAAGAAGTTTTAATATCACCATCAGAAGAGTGTCACGTTTCAATCTCTTCAGTTGAGTTGCCTTATAGTTTCTATAATATATCGAGTGATATTAATAATAATGTTTTATATTATAATAGTACCAGTATTTCTTTTACAAATCAAAATTATGATATTGATAATCTCGTAGATTTTTTTAATGCTGATTCTGGATTTTCATCATTATTTAATACCACATTTAATAGACAAACTTTAAAAATATCTTTTAGAAATCTAACTTCTGATAATCATACTATAAAATTCTCTACATCTAATTTAAATAAAGTTATAGGTTGGGACGACGATTCTGTAGATCAAGTTATTAATGCTGGTGCTACTGCTTCTTCTCCTTATGTTGTTAATCTCGCAACAATTCATAGTATTATGATTCATTCTAATATAGGACAAGGTAATGTTCTCGGCACGAGACAAGGTAATTCTTCTACTTTACAAAAAGTTAGTTGTGATGTAAATAACTCTTTTATTATATATTTAAATCAATCTGATTTTAGACAAATATCAATTACTCAAGCACCCGTTATTGATTTATTAGAGTTTAGATTTACAGATCAAAATAATAATTTAATACAATTTAATAATGTTAATTTTGAATTCACAATTTTATTTGAAATATTTGAAAAGTTTAGTAGGCAGAGAAGAATAATTCAACCTAATAGAAGTCAAATGAATATCGGACAAGCACCACAAGAAATAACTGAACCAGAAGGACGATTTACTGAACCAGAAGATTTAGAAAATCACGACGATTCACACCCAATAGAAGGTCAAGGAGAAGTCCAACATAAAACACGAAGAATAGTATTAAATGAATTAATTGATACAATTGAAAAACTACAATAAATTATTTTTTAATTTTTTTTATTTTAATTAAAAAGAAATTAGTTAATTAATTAAAATTAAAATATTTATATACAATATAATGAGCGATACTGAGAGCGATGCGAGTTTAGATACTGAAGAACTAAATGAGATTAAAGATAGTATAAAAGATACTTTTGAAGAGGTAGAAGTTAAAGGAGTTGAAAGAGAACCAATTAAGAAAAAGGTTAAGAAATTAACAAAAGAAGAGAAAAAAGAAATAGATGAGTATAATAGTTCTTTTGGTGTAGAACCTCAATATCAAAATGAAATATTAGAAGAAGAAGAGAAACCAGTAAAGAAGAAAAGAGTAATGACTGATAAACAAAAAGAAGCATTAAAAGCGGGTAGAGAAAAGGCAATTTTAAATAAGAAAAATAAAAAGGTTGAGAAAATAAATAAAAATATTAAAGATTTAGAAGAAGTTGAATATACTAAAAAAGTTAAAGGTAGACCAAAAACAAAAGAAGTGATTAAAACTGAAAAAATAATTTATATGATTCCTAATAAAGAAACTGGAGAATATGAAAAGGTCACAAATCCACCAAAATTAACTGCGAAAGATTTAAAGAGAATTGAAACTGAAAAAAAAGCAAGAGAACAAGAAATAGAAATGGGTAAAAAATTAACTCGTAGAAAGAATGGTCAAATAGATAAGAGAAGTAGTAGAACACTTAATAATGGGAGAACTGAAGCACAAATAAATGCTACTAAAAAAATGTTAGAAGCAAATAAAAAAAGAAGAGAAGAAAAGAATAAAATTAAAAAAGAAGAAACAACACAAATTATGAAAAAAGAAATAAAATCATCAATAGTAGAAGTTGTATCTCAACCAGTAGAAGAAATTAAAAAAAAGAGAGAAAGAAGTGAAGAACAAATTAAAAAAGATAATTTGAGAAAAGCAATATCTATGTTCTCCTAATTAAAAAGTTTATATTTTTTTTTGCGTTATTAATAGAAAATAAAAATATTATTATATTCTATATATTATATGGAGTTTTGGGATAATTATTTGATTTATAATTCTGGAGAAGTTTATTCTATAAATAAAAAAAAGTTTATAAAACCTCGTTTTGATAAAGACGGATATAAAAGAGTTGATTTAACTAATAAAGAAAAAGTAAGAAAAACATTCTTTATTCACCAATTAGTCGCAATTGTTTATAAAGATTTTACACCAAGTGTTAATTTAGTTATAGACCATATTGATGAAAATAGAACAAATAATTTTTTACATAATCTTCAAATTATAACAAGACAACAGAACTCAAGAAAAATTAAATATAATAATAAAAAAAATGGACTACCCAAAGGTGTATCGTGTAATAAAAATAAAACAAAGTTTTATGCTAATATTAGTATTGGTGGTAGTAAATGTTATTTAGGTTGTGCTGATACTGTTATTGAAGCACACGATATTTATATGAAAAAATATACAGAATTAATGATCGGAGTTTTAAATCCATAAATTACACAATTATTAAAAATTACGAAAATTACGAAAATTACGCTTTTTTCAAAAAACTATTCTGACAGCAGAAATATATATATAGAAAATAAATATATTATAATTAATATTTTAAAAATATATTTTTATTCTGTAAAGTTTGTAATAAGTGTAATTTCCGTAATTTTGTAATTATTATTTATATATTATATTATATTATTTATATATTATATTATTATTAAGTAGTAAATAGTAGTATTATTTAATTAATTTATTTAATATTCATAATTACAATAATAAAAAAAAGTGTAATTATTCCGTAATTTTGTGTAATTTATTAATTTAACCAAACTCCCAATGTGGTTCTCCGTCTTTTCCTAACCAACCCATAGAACCACAAACAATTTCAACATTAGGATTTAATTGTTTATAAGCATAAGCGACTAAAAAGCACGATTTATAAAAATCTTTAACATTATAAATAATATGTTCTGATACATTTTCGTCTGTAAGAATTATATTATCTTCTTTTTTAACTGCTTCTTTTACTTGCTCATAAAATAAGTTATTATGTCTTGAATCATTAACTGCTTTAAAACATAATTTTTGTAAAAGTGGATCAAACTTTTTATAAATTGTTTTTTTTGTTAATTTATATAATTTTTGTGTTATTTTATGTTGTTTATATTTTGGATCATAAACAACTTCTCCATTTAATTCACACCAACAATGTGCGTCTAATACTGGTTCTCCAATTTTTCCTTTTCCCTCATAAATATCTTTCCATTTACTTTTTGTTTCAGTTGATTTATTAAAATTAAATACTTTCATTATTTTTTCCATTTATATATAGAAAAAATAAAAATCAATTTTAAAAAAAAAATATATTAAAAAAAAAAAAAATTTATTTAATATTTTATTAATTTATTAATTAATTTATTTATATTAATAATTTGGGATAATTGTTCGGCAGACTGGGCATTTTGCTCCATTTCTTTGACATTGAATTGATAAACACCATTTTGCTATACAATCACGACAAAACTTATGATTACATTGTGTTGTTGTTGTTGTATTTGAATATAATTCTTCACAACAAATAGGACAATCTTCTCCTAAACTATTCCCTTTTTCAATTGGTAATTGTGATCTATTATCAACCATATTATTAAACCAATTACTAAATAATTTATTTGTAATTAATTTAATTATTTTATTTCTATGTGTTGCTCTATGAGGTTGTGTTATAAGTTTTTTAGTATAAGGACAAAATAAATAAGTAAAACGCTGAAAATAATGATAATAATGTGTTTCTCCATTATTATCAATATTTCGGACACGTCGTTTATAACCTAATTTTTGTGCTGTTCCACAATTTTTATTTTTTTCAATAATTTTTTTTATTTCATAATATTTATAATAATTATAATCATTATTACCTTGTGCTTCTATTTCACTTACTAAATTATTTTTAATCCAAATTAAAGAATTAATAATTAATTTTTGTTTCATTACCGTTGTCGCCATATTTTTTTACTTTAATATTTTGAATCACACAACAATCAATTTTAGAAAATATTTAAAAATATTTTAATATGTTGCTATTCTATTATATTGACTAAAATATTTTTTTATTCTATTTTAAATGAATAATAATTTTTTCACAACTATATTCGGTTTTATTATTAATTATTTTTTTTTTTTTTTTATTTTTATTTTTTAAATTATAATTAAAACAAATATTATTTATTTCTATCCCATAACTAATTTCGTTTTTAATTTGTTCCTTATTAACCTTATTCATATTCTTATATTTTGAAAAGATGAATATCGATTTTAAAATATGTTTTTAATATGTTTTATTCTATTATATTGACTAAAAAAAAAATATATTCTATTTTACGACTAAATAAATAATAAAAAAAAAAAAAATAAAAAAAAAATAAAAAAAAAATATTTATTTATTTGTTTAGTCGCATAATAGAATAAAAAAAATAATTATTAAATATAATAGAATAAAAAAAATAATTATTAAATATAATAGAATAGCAACATATTAAAACATATTTTAAAATCGATCTTCATCTTTTCAAAATATTAAAACATATTTTAAAATTGATTCTGATTTTGAAAATAATAAAGAACCAGAAATGACAAACTATATTGACGATATTAATAAAATTATTGTTGAATATTTTAGTAATAAATTACAAGAAATTAAAATAAAAAATATTATAAATTATGAAAAAAACGCACCAATTCATCAACATTTCGGCACTTCTATTGATTTAGCAATGTATTTAAGAGATGAACTTATGTGTGATTTATTAGGAAAGAAAAACTTATTTAAATATTATAAAGGAGAACCGCTTAAATATAATTTAAGTTTTGAATCTGGTGTTTATATAAGTAATCAAATTCATAAATATTATTTACAAAATGAGGGTTTCTATGTGACAATGGATATGTTTAATATGGATTGGGTTTTAAATATGTATGGTTTTATTGTAATTAGAAATATTTTAAATGATTGTAATTTAGCAGATTATGCTGAAATTACAGATGATGATATTTTAGAATATGCTGATGGTATTATAACAATAAAACAATTAGTATGTGAAAATAAAATATTTCAAAAAATAGGATTTATTGTTGATATTTGGAAAAAGTTTTATAAAGAACATAAATTATTTGGACTAAATGAATTATTTACAGATTATATTAATTTAAGAAATAAAAAAAAACAATTACTAATATATTTAAAAATGTAGTTTGTGATAATATGATTGATGAAATATTAACACATTATTAAAAAAGCGTAATTTTCGTAATTTTCGTAATTAATAACATAAATTACACAAATTACACATATTTCAATCTTCGTCAGACGAAGAATAATTAATATATAATGAATCCCTAATAATATTTATTTTAAAATATTTAACAATATTTATTTTTTCATCGTTTTCAATATATTTAATTAAATCATTTTTAGTAGCACATATATAATTACTAATTAATTCATTATTTATATTAAATCCTTCAATTCGTATTCTACAATTATAATATTTTTCTTTAACCAATTTTTTTTTAATTAATTCAATAGTTTTTAAATGTCGGGTTGTCATATCTATATAATATAAGTAATATATATTTATATGCTTTATATATATAAAATATGGAAAATATTGTAAGGGATGTTTTTTTTTATTTAATTATTTTTATTTTAATAATTACATTTTTAATTATTTAGTAATTTTTGTAATTTAATTTTAATTGCGAAAAAAATTGATTTTTTTTTTTTATGTATATAATATAAATAAAATGAGTATAACTGGTTTAAAGAATAAGGACGACACACAGACATTAACTATGAGTGAAGAAAAAAAAAAAATTGATTCAGTTTTGGAAAATAAAAATAACCCAGAAATGAGTGAAGAACAAGAAAATATTATTAAAATTAAAAAAAATGAAATAAAAAAAAAAAATAAAATATTTAAAATTGATTTTAATTTTGAAAATAATAAAGAACCAGAAATGACAACATTAAAGGAAATATTAAAAAAAATAAATATTAAAAATAGTTATTATATACCGATTAAAATAGATTATGCTGAAGATCATAAACCTAAAAAAAAGGTTTTAGATATTGATAAGTTTATGGGAATAAAAAAAAGAAGTTTAGCAGTAAAAAAAGCAGAAGAATTATATGGAGATATAGAATATGAATTATTAACTAATCATAATTTAAAAAATTCAAATTATGGTATAATTGATATTGATAATTTTGAATATCAAGCAGAAGAAATAAATAATTTATTTATAGAAAAATATCCGTTTTTAAAAGATTGTTATTCATTTACGGGAACAACAAAAGGTTTAAGATATTTAGTAGAATATGAAAATGATATAAATCCATATTATAAGGGAACGCATCAAAAAATAATGAAAGATTATGATGGAGATTGGATTAAAGATCAATGGTGGAATAGATTAGATAAAGAAATATTTAGTGGTACACAAATTACAAAAATTACAACAGAACAATTAGATTTAATATTTAATAGAGAAGAACGAGTTGAAAATATAATAGAAGAAGTAGAAGAAGAAGAAATAGTAGAATCACATTCATCTTCAACAGAAATATTAGAAATTGAAAATGAAATAGAAGATAGTAAAGATATACAAGAAATAAAAGAACATATTAAAAATATTGATAAAAAATATTTTAAAAATAATAATGATATTTATAAAATTATTTATGCGAGTTATAGACAAGATAATAAATTAAAAAAGTTTGTTTATAAATTATTACAACCTTATGCTACAAATGAACCAAAACCATTTGAGGAATGGTTTGAATATTTATATAATAAGGGTAAAAATTATGAATTATTGAATGATAAAACATTTAAAAATTATTCTTATAAAAGTGATAAATTAAGATATTTTGTAATTAAAAATAAATATTTTAAAGATGGATTTATTGATTCAACAAATATAAAAGAATTATCAAAAGGTTTTATAGAATGTAATAAAGAAAATATAATAGTTCATACAAAAGAAGATATAAGAGATATTTATATTTATAATGAAGATTTTAAAAGTTGGAAATTAGATTTATCAAATAAAGAAGGTAAATCTTATGGATTAAAAGGTTTAATAGATGATTATGTTGAACATTATTATCAAAGTTGGGTATTTTATTTTAAAACAAAATTAGAAGAAGAAAATAATAAAGAAGAACCAGATGAAAAAACTGTAAAAATATTAGAAGGAAATAAAAAAGAAGCAGAAACCTCACATAGAAAATCACAAGGGAATGCCTTAACAAATATGGTGTTAGAAAGAGTTGTAAGAGATTTATTTAATAAATATAATGATAATAATATTGAGTTTGATGAAAAAATGGAATTACTGGCATTACAAAATGGGCAATGTATAGATTTATTTACATTTGAAACAAAAAATATTACAAAAGAAGATTATATAATAACAAAATTAGATTATAATTGGATACCACCAGAAAAGGAAGAGATGAAACAATTTGATGAAATATTAAACTCAATAATAAATGAAGAAGATATTAGAAATGATTTATTATATATGTTTAGTTGTGCGTTATTTGGTTATAGAGTTGAGTATTTCTTTATACTAAACGGAAATGGAAGAAATGGTAAAAGTTTATTAATAGATATATTTAAACAAGCAACAAAAGGTGTATATTATTATGCGAATACCGCAGCACTTCAAAAAGGAATTGATGGTGGAAAACCAGATCCCGCTATTGCTGGAATACATAATAAACGAGTTATAATGTTTGGGGAAGGAGAATCAAATGTTAAAGCATCACAATCAACAATTAAAGCATTAGTTGGTGATTCGGTTATAAATGCTCGAGGTTGTTATTCAAATAGAACTGAACAGAGAAATATTGGAACATATATTTTACCAACAAATGAAAAACCAACAATAGATGGTAAATTAGATGGAGAAACAATTGTGAATAAAGTAAGAGATATTAAGTTTAAAAATACATTTACAAATGATCCTACAAAATTAAAATTACCAAATCATTATCCACAAAATCCAAGATTTAAGAAACCAGAATTTATAACAAAAATGAAATATTGTTTTATACAAAAATGTCTTAATTTTATCAAAAAACAAAAACAAGAATATGGTGAAGATATAATTTATGTAAATTGGAAATGGTCAGAACAAGTTATAAAAGATAGTAAAGCATATATTCAAGATTGTGATATTATATTAACAACAATTAAAGAATATTATGAAATAACTGAAGATGAAAAAGATAAAGTAGCAACAGAAAAAATATATGAAAGATGTATAGGAAATAATAATGATATTATTAGAAATCCAAAAATATATCCACAATATAAGGGATTTTCATTAAAGGGATTTAGAGATTATATGAAAAAACATCAAGAGTTCGAGTATCAATATGAAGCAAAACCAACTAATATCGATGGTAAAATATATAGAAATGTTATTAAATGTTTGAAATTAAAAGATGAAATTAAAGAAAATGATAATCAAGAATATATAGATTCTGATACTGATTAATAATTTTAAAAACCCGTAATTTATGTAATTAATGTAATTATAAAATAATATTTTTTTTTATATTTTATAATTATATAAATGCCTCACAAAAAGAAAAATAATAATAATAAAAAGAAAATACCAAAACCACCTAATCAACCAAAACCAAAGAAAATGAATAATTCACAAGGTAGACGTGGAGATACAGCACCAATTCAAAATCTCGCACCAGCAGATGGAAAAATAGCAAATAAATTAATAACAGATAAAAAATATAGAGATAGTGCTTTTACGGGTTTTATGAAAGGAATCACTTTTGGTTTATATAAACCTTAAATAAATATAATTTTTTTTTATTATATTATTATAATGACATTAACTTATAAACAACAATTTAATAAGAAATATAATTTTGAAAAAGATAAAGCACATTCATTAACAGATATTAGTAAAATAACTGGTTATAAAAAAAAAGGATTACAAATAATTTTTAATAAAGGAATTGGAGCATATAAAAATAATCCTCAATCAGTTAGACCTAATGTTAAGTCAGCAGAACAATGGGGAATGGCAAGAGTGTATGCTTCGATTAATCCAAAAAGTAAGGCATATCAAAAAGATAAAACACATTTAATAAAAAAATAAATCTTTAAACATAATATGGAAGGAGCAACAATTATCGCAATTATATCTGTATCTGCTACAGCAATAACTGGTATTATAACGGCATTATTTCATTCTATGAGTTTATCAAGGTGTACTAATATCGACTGCTGTGGAATTAAATGCGAGAGGCAAGTATTATCAGAGGATACATATCGAGCAGAACAAGTTGAATCGAGAGAAGCAGAAAATAATGTAATGTAGATTTAAAAATATAATTATAAATATAATAATGAAGAAAAAGAAAAGTTTATATAAATACATAAAAAAAGAAATGAAAGAATTAAATACTATGTTAGATGAAATAGATAAATTAGATAATGATTTATTTAAACATATAGCATTAAGACAAACACGAGAAGAATATTTTAATATACATATAAAACCATTAATGTTAATTTATCAAGCAAGTAATAAAAATAAATAAATATATTATAATATTATAAATGCCATTTATTTTGAGAAAATCAAAAAGAAAAGGGAAAAGATTTGAAATAATAATGCCCGAGTATAAACATTCACATCATTTTGGATCTGATGTTGGAGAAACATATATAGATCATAAAGATAAAGATAAAAAAAAAGCGTGGATTGCTCGACATAAAAATGATAAAAATTGGAGTAAGTTTCATTCTGGTATATTTCATTCTCGTAATTTATTATGGTCAGCAGATACATTAGAAAAAGCAATAAGAAGATATAAAAAATTATTTGGTCGTGAAATTATTAATAAAACATAAAATTACAGAAATTACGAAAATTACGGTTTTAAAAAACTAATATATGTTTATTAGTAATTTTTTTTAATGTAAGTAAATAATCTTTAATTTCTAATCCTAATTTAATTTTATCCCAATTTTTAGCATATTCATCTAAATTATCTCCATTTACTTTATTTTTATCAAAATTAATAATTAAATCATATATGGGATATATTTTTTTAATAATATTTATATTTTGATTAAACAATTCATAATCTTCATTTGTTAAATCAAAACCATATCTTTTTCTCCAATATCTAATTTTTTGTGCTTCATTATCTCTTTTTTTTCGTTCATTATTCATTTCATCAACTGATTCATACTTTTTTAAACCTTTTAATGCTGGGGGCATTATATAATATATATATAGAAAATAATTTTAAATATTTTACACGCTTAATTTACCATTAATTAAATTAATAGGATTCATACCAGTAATTTTATCCCAGTAAAATATTAAATCTCTAATTCTATCATTTCTTTCTTTTTGCCCACCTCGTTTAACACTTTCATTAAAGGCAACATCGGTCAAATTCATACTCGTATATTTAGGTTTAAATGTGCTTTCTGCTTTTCTCACAGATGTTTCTGCTTCGGTGACAGCAGAGAATAAGTTTTTTACTGCTGTGGTTATTGTTTTACTATAATTTGTGACCTTTACATTATTCTTATTTTTAGTTATATAATCTAATAAAGTATCAAAAAACTTATAATCTTGTGGTTTTCTCCTTGCTGGTGCTATTGTTAAAACATTATCACCTCCAGCAACGACATCGTCATCAGAAGAAGTAGAAGTAGAAGAAGAAGAAGAAGGACGAACGTCGGCGTCTAATTCTGGTTTAACTAATGATGGTTTAATTGGTTTATCTGGATTATCTATTACTATCACTTTCGTAGTTTTTCTGCCTTCTTCACTATTAATCTCTTCTTCTCCAATAATGGATATGGGTTGTATTAATACTTTTTCTATGTAATCATTCATTCTTTTTAAAACTACAACATCATCTATGCTTTCTAATTGTTGAGGATTTAATTTACTAATAAAATATTCATAATTACTTCTTAATCCTTTTTGTGCTGTCCTTAAATCTTGTATATCTTTATTTGATATAGTCCACTCATCGGGATTTTCTGGGTCTTTATTTAATTTTTTTCTAACTTTAATAATTAAAGTTCTTATTTTTTTAAACTCATCATATAAACTCGTACCAGAATTAGGGTCACCCATTTCAATATCTATTACTGGATCTATGAATTGTTCTCCTAAAATCTTCATATCTTCTGGTTGTGCTTTTGTTAATCTAAATGTTCTATTGTCTACTTTATATTTTTCTGATGTAGGAGCATCTTTATCTTCTTGACCCATTTGTTCTTGTTCTCTACCTTCTCTTTGACCTTCTTTCATTATATCAATTGCTTTCTTCTGTAATAATTCTTTTCTTTTTCTTTCTGCTTCTTCTCTTTGTTCTGGTGATAATTTACTTTCAATTTCTTTTGTAATTTTATCTAATTGTTCATCGGTTTTATCTATCTCTTCTTTATCTGCTTTTGGTGCTGGTGTTGGTAATGGAGAAGGAATAAATGGAGTATAAGGAGAAGGTCTGGGTATTACTGTGGGGGTAAAATTAAATGGTTGTGGAGTTGGAAATACACCCGCATTTTGAGGCATACTACCAAACATATTAATTGCTTTTTTTTGTCTTGTTTCAGTTGAAATTAATTCAGCAATCTTTTTTATTCGTTCTCTTAAATCTGCTGTTAATGATTCAATTTCATTAATGGTATTTATTTCATTAATATTTATAGGAAGTTCTCCGAGTTCTTTTGGAATATTAATTTTATTTTCTTCTGCTTCATTTATAAGAGTATCATATTGTTGAAGTGTTGATTTTAATTCGTCGAGTGCTTTCTTTCTTCTCATACCAACTCCTTTTTTCTTCTTTGGTTTTTTCTTCTCAATCTTTCTCAATTCATAACCTACTGGAAATATTATCTGTTGAATATTGGTATTCTTATTGTGAATCTTATTCATTATATATTATAATAGAATAAAAAAATATATTTTATTTATATATAAATATAATGATAAACTTTTATGGAAGTGATTATGATGATATTAGAAAAAGAAAAAAAATAGAGTTTGGTGGTGTAGAAAGAAACAGAGATTTAGAAAAGAAACAGAAAAAAAAAGATAATAAAAAAATAAATAAAGAGAAAAATAAAGAAAATAAAAATATACAATATAATTATAATGGCGAGAAATATTTTAAATGAAGGTTGTAAAACAAATGTCTATGTCAACACCATAGATGTATTCACGGGAAGTCTGCCTATTGAGGTGACACAGACAAGTGCGAATCAACCAGTTAATATAGCACTGAAAGGTATAAGTTCATTTGGTGGGGCAGATAAAATATTAAAAATAAATAGTTCTAATAATGCTTTAATTTGGGCGGACGACGCAACAGAAAATATAACAGTATCATTACCATTAGAAAGGAATGCTGATGTTATATCATTAAAAGGTCTTTCTTCTATGGGAACTGCTGGAAAAATTATAAAAGTAAATAGTGGAGGCACTGCTTTGGAATATGCTGACGAAGACGGAAGTAATTGGACGAGAACACAAGGAGGTCTGGGAACAGTTGGATATTTACAACCAGCGGTAAGCACTGATAGAGTATCAATACCGCCTAATAGTGATATAGTATTTGATAATAACCCAGTAGATACAGATGGTTTTGTATTAGACCACGATACAACAAATAATGCTTTTGAAATCAAAGAAAAGGATGGAACATTATTATTGAAACTTAATGCGAATAATATGAATGTGGAATGGGGCACACAAGGTTTTATGGACTTTAATGGTAAAACATTACACGGAAGCAATCCCGAATATCCATTCGGACAAAATATAGGAGTTGGAACAATAGGATTAATATTTATTGCTATTGCTTATATTAAACAAATTACTACGAATGAAATATTATTCAATAATTATAATGCTTCACCTTTCAGTATTCAATCTTCTATTAGATTAAATGATAGTGGTGAATTATATAACACACAAGGTAAATGGAAAGGTGATACATTTTATGTAGATATAAATGTAGATATGTTAAATAATAGTTCTATAATTTTTAGAGAGGCAACTGCTAATGGTAATCATAGAATAAATGTAATAGGGCAATCTTCATTAAGCGGTGATTTTACAATTACATTACCAGCAGCAACTGGGACAGTTGCTTTAACAAGTGATATACCAGCAGATTTTATACAAAGTGTTAGTTCTCCATTATCAGTAAGTAGTAATAATTTAACATTAGGAACAGTGCCTTATAATCTGGGTGGAACGGGACAAACTTCATATAGTGAAGGAGATATTTTATATGCTTCTGCTGATAATGTTCTCGCAAAACTCGGTAAAGGAAATGGTGGTGACATTTTACGAATGGATGGAACTGGATCAATACCAGAATGGAGAACTATGTATGGGGCAACTTCTCCAATTGTTTTAACTGGTGGCACTACATTTGAATTAACAACAGTCGCAGTAAGTAAAGGTGGTACGGGTTTTACTGGTTGTAATGCGGGTGATATGATTTATTCTCTCGTTGCGAATACTTTAACAAAATTAAATATAGGTTCTACTGGTCAAGTCCTTAAAGTTTCTGGTGGATTACCAGTATGGAGTAATGAAACTGACACAACTTATACAGCACAATCTCCATTAAGTTTAGTAGGCACAGAATTTCAAGTAGGAATAATCCCTACTAATAAAGGTGGCACGGGGATTTCTGGTGGTTATACTGCTGGAGATATTTTATATACACCAAGTATAGGTTCTAATGATTTAACAAAATTAAATATAGGTTCTACTGGTCAAGTCCTTAAAGTTTCTGGTGGACTACCAGTGTGGGGAGATGATACAGATACAGTTTATACTGTGACCACTCCAATAACATTAACAAATAGTACTGAAATAGGATTAACAACTGTGCCTTATAATCTGGGTGGAACGGGACAAACTTCATACACACAAGGAGATTTACTTTATGCTTCTGCTGATAATGTTCTCGCAAAACTCGCAAAAGGTAGTTCGGGAGACATATTGAGAATGAATGGGACGGGAACTATACCCGAATGGAGGACTATGTATAGTGCTACTTCTCCAATTGTTTTAACTGGTGGATTAGTCTTTGAATTAAACACAGTCCCAGTAAGTAAGGGTGGCACGGGTTTTACGGGTTGTAATGTGGGAGATATGATTTATTCTTCAACGAATAATGCTTTAACAAAATTAAATATTGGTTCAGCGGGTCAAATATTACGAGTTCAAAATGGATCTCTTATACCATTTTGGGACAACGAAACAGATACAACTTATACTGGAACTGGTAATATTGATATAACTGGCACTACTATTAGTTTAACTGGTATTGTCCCAGTAGCAAATGGAGGCACGAATTTTAATACATACACAGTTGGAGATATTTTATATTGTGATACTTCTAATACATTATCCAAATTACCAATAGG